CCGAAAATGTATCGGCATTGATCATCAGATATGTCGATTATGCTTTTGACTCGCTGATCGAAAGGTACGTGCGACTCACGAGTCTGCGGCAAAGGTTCAAAAACAAACCTGGGAGTAATCGGCTGCCTGCGTTCGACTGGTTTTCGAAGCGGCTTCCTGTGACCTGAACGGCCGGCTCCTGGGTTGAATTTACGCCCCGTCAAGCTTTTCAAGCCAAGTCTATTCGCCTTGCCTATGACTGCGCTTCTTGTGCACCCTCCGCCGAGCCGATTAGCTATTTGGGACGCTGACACGCCTTTGCCCCAATGCTTGCGCAAGAACTCGGTTCTTTCATCGGTCCAAAAAGACATCAGATTGCCCTCAAAGAAGGGCCGATCATTGCTGACCGGCCCCAGTGGGAGGAAAGCACCATCAGGCGCGCGTCAGCTGAGCTTGTGTGGCTAGTCTCAGCAGACCTGGGTAGCTGCCCTGTAAGCAGCGAATTCTGTCTCATATTCCCCCCGCTCTGAAAGATTACACGGCGCGGCGCGCTAGCATTACGCTCCCCCGAAATATGCCCGCGCAGCCAGCGCCGTGTTACTCCGCGCTCACTTTATTTCTTCGTTCTTTCTGCCTCTCATCCTCGTATGTAAGGCCGTATCCGAACAAAGACTCTGTATTGATTTCATACCCTAAGCTCGTAAGGTGCATATACAGTCTCAAATGATAAGAGCTAGGAATTCCTCGCCTGCGCATCATCGATGTAGCGTGCGGCACAATGTTAAAAAAACGACTGGCCTTCACGGTTCCGCCCAAAGCGTCCAGGGCTTCATCCGGCGTGCTTATCTTGATTTTTGATCTCATAAAAATATCACTTATCTCGATTCGAGAATTTAATCCATTATTTTTCTATTTTTATTGTTGATCGCCGACAAGTATATCTAACGCATGGCTTATGAACTCAATGATCACCCTTACGGCGGAAGGTCGGCGATAGCCGTCGGGCAGCGCCTTAAGCTTATGCGTCAGGCGCTTGGCATGAAGCAGCGGGAGTTTGCTCGCATGCTTGAGATAGCTCCGAACTCTTATTCTCAGCTGGAAAATGGCCGGAATCATCCAAGCATCGACATACTTTGGAGGATCATCGATAAGCTGCCCCAGCATAATATCGACATGAACTGGCTTATAGCAGGCGAACCCGGCGGCCTGCGCCACGACTTCGCTGTCCTTTTGAAATCGATGTACGATCATCGCCTTACGCTTTAATAACACTTCAATATTACATTTTGTTCACTTTATGTTCTCAATAAGCGTTGAGGAGGTCAATCCCATGTGCTAGCCAATTTAACAGAAGTAACATTTTTTTTGTGTTGAAAAGTCTCCAGACGAGATGTATATTCTCTGAATTGGGTCAGCTAACACGTCGAGCTGAGAGTCTATCAGCAGAGCCCCAACGGCCAATTGCGGGGAGCTCAATTTCAAAGGGAGACACGAAATATGGATTTTACGATGAGAACAGCGCTGACGCCGGACGCGCTTATTCTCTACGCCTGGATTGTTGGATCAGTCACGACATTCGAAGCAATGGAACAGCTGATTGATCTAGGCATGAGCCCAGCCGAGGCAGTTAGACGGATCAATGCGATCGAGGAAGTAGATCAGGAGTTAGCCGATGTTGATGAGTAATCACGGAATTGATCACAGCTTCTCAATGCAAGTCTTTAACGATGAGACTGAAGAGTTTTCAGGCGGGATGCAAATCCACGTCAGAATCCGCTGGGATGTGGAATGCGGAGTCTATTTCGATCTAATCGGGTACGACCTGGGCAGCGAGAAGATCCTAGCGGGATATCATCCATCGGTCGACCGCTGGGCGCAGCTGTTAGCGGAATCCTATTATACGGCTGACCGGCTTAACGAAATCGTGGAGCACAATGACGAATTTTTAGGGCAGCAGCAGATCATCCATCGAGATTTAGAAGCCCATTTAAGAGAATTCAGACGGGGCGCGCTGTGATGGGGAAGATTCAGAAGATCCACGATGCAGATGACCACTCTGCCGCAAGCGCGAAAGTTGATGCCTTCGCGCGGAGCGGGGACAGCGGCGTCATCCTTCGCATGATTGACAAGCTTGCAGCTAAGCCCGACGTCGATTTGATGAGGGTCGAGCAAATGTTCGATCTGTATGAGCGAGCGCAAGCTCACGAAGCTCGTCTTCAATTTGATGCGAGCCTGAGTGACATGCAGCCCAACTTGCCGATTATCGAGGCTCGGGGGCGGATTAAGAACAACGCAGGAAAAACGCAAAGCAACTACGCGCGGTGGGAAGATTGCGTCGAGAAAATTAACCCAATCGTGAGCCGGTACGGCTTCGCGCTCAGCTTTAACACGACCAACGTTGAATCCAATCAAGTCACTGTCACCTGCACTCTTAGTCATCAAAGCGGTCACAGAGAGTCGACATCACTGACGCTCCCTTTTGACTCAAGCGGATCTAAAAACACCGTCCAGTCAATCGGCTCATCAGTTTCTTACGGCAAGAGATACACCGCCTTTGCGCTTCTTAACATCGTATCGCGCGGAGAAGACGATGACGGCCTCTCGGCGGGGTCTAATCGCATCAGCGATGAGCAGGCCCAGGCCATTAGGGATCTCGTCGAAAGCACCGGATCAGATCTTAATAAATTCCTGACGGCTTTTCAGGTCGATCAGATCCAAGACTTACCGGCTAAGGCTTACGATAGAGCGGTCAGTTTACTCAGCAGAAAATCATTAAAAGCTAAGCAGGGAGCTGCAGATGCGAATTGTTGATGTGGAACAAGGCTCCGCTGAATGGCTCGATCTTCGAGCGGGAAAAGTTACAGCGTCTCGGGTGGCTGATGTAATGGCCCGAACTAAAACAGGATGGGGAGCCAGCCGGAAAAACTATGCTGCGCAGCTCATCACAGAGCGGCTGACAGGTAAGCCAGCAGATACTTTCCAAAACGACGCGATGCGTTGGGGCACCGAGACCGAGCCGGAAGCCAGGTCTATGTATGCTTTCGAATTGGATGTTGACGTGGTCCAAGTCGGCGCATTCCTGCACCCGGAGCGAGATGATTGCATGGCATCGCCAGACGGATTGGTGGGCGAAGACGGGCTCGTAGAAATTAAATGCCCAAATACCGCTACACATATCGACACGCTCTTGGCGGAGCAGATCCCTAGAAAATATGCATTACAAATGCAATGGCAGATGATCTGCGCGAACAGAGACTGGTGTGATTTCGTATCCTACGACCCCCGACTCCCTGGAGAAATGTCTCTCTACATTCACCGGATGAACTACGATTTCGAACTAGCTGACGCGCTTGAGCTAGAGGTTTTCACATTCCTGGAAGAGATCAATCAAACCGTCGACGAATTGCGATCCCGGTATCCATCAACAGAGAAAATAGCTGCTTGATTTAATTCTCTGCAAGCGGGGCAGATCTGCAGACATGCGGATCTGAATGCAGAGAAAGACGGGCGAGGCGTGAAGCGGAGCCTCGCCCGTCTGATAATAAGCGCAAGGAAATACGCTAATGGCAGAATTGAGAATGCATCCACACACTTTAGGAAATTTCCGTGACCGTGACTACAAACATCGGCGAAATAAAAATAGTAACTGGAGAGAAAATCGGCCCGGAATGAGCGAAGAGCATCTAGCTTTAGTCAGAAACCTTCCTTGCGCAGTTTGCGGGCAAGCGCCCCCATCTGATCCGCATCACCTAATGAGCGTGGGAGCGCGAGGGATGTCCGTCAGATCGACCGATAGGTGGGCTGTCCCGTTGTGCCGCGAGCATCATATAGCGGTTGAGCGTGTGCGAGCGAGCGGCGAGAAGCAATGGTTTATGACCTTCAACATTGACGTAGTGAGGCTAGCGGAAGGGCTTTGGTCTGCCCGACTGAATGAAGAGCAGATGCATAGAATAATGACAGCTCATTTCGAATTAGCACATCCTGGAAGGGTAAAATAAATGGGTAGTGATTTCGATCAGGACGGCAACAAAGACATGCGAATAACGCTCGAGAGAGAGATCGACGAAGATTTGAGGCTTGCCGTATCGATCACTTACACGCGAAATATGGCTGAAGCTACCCCGGATAATTTGCACGAGCGTCTAGTCGGCAGCCTCGATTATTTGATCAATCAATTCACGGA